GAAGGGTGCCGAGCATCTGTTAAGATATGTCACGTATTCGCACTAGAATCGGTTCATCATGCCCCATCATTCCAACGATGGAGCAACTATGGAAGACGAATTGGCTCTCTACAGAGCTCTCTTCGTCTGTTTACTCCGCTCCTGTCGACTATCTCGTTCCCAACGGCTACATTCGTAGTTCCGAGGTTATCGAAGATGAAGACCCGCAGAAGAGTATCGGTTATGTTAAGGATGATAATTATATCGTCCCTCATCGGTTTCAAACCCGACTGTCAAAACCGTGTGTCCATAGCCAAGAAACTAACGAATTCGATGGGTCACCTATTAGGCACTTATCAGCACTGAGCGGAAACACTAATGTTCCCATCAGACGGCTGACCGTGTCACATATAAATGCCCTCGTCGCATTCGCATTAGGAACCGTAACAGACTTTACGCTTGACTCCTACGCCCAAACGGCGGTGGATGCAATGCGCCCCAAGCTTGCGCAAGGGGTCAGTCTGTTGAATTTTGTCCTGGAGCTTAAGGATCTTAAGCACTGGGGCAAAGTTGGCAACGCACTTGAGCGTATCCACACAAGGAGTCGTCGCTGGGACGATAACAGGCCTAAGGCCCGTCGTCGTTTTGGTGACTCTCTTCCTTATTCGGATATATCCTATAGGATGCCCAAAGGTCGTAAGAAAATGTTGAAAGACATTGTCCAACGGCTTACTGGTGCTCATTTAGAAGCATCGTTTGGCATCGTCCCATTTGTATCGGACGTTGTCTCAACGATAGTTCAACTTTCAGCTTTCGAGTATAATCTCTCGCAGCTGAAGCGTTACGCGAATACACCGCAAAGACGTCGTTATCGACGCTATATACCGAATCAAGATGGTTCGGCTGCGGTACGGGACTGGCGCTATGGGGATGTTGACGCAAAAACGTACAACAATCCTTATGGTAATGATGAATTCGATCGACCTCCTATATACCTTATACAGAGAGCTAGATGGATTCGCCGGCCTGTGTACCACGCCACGATGGACTATATATATAGTCTTCCTGACGTGACTGAGGCAGAGTTGAAGGTTCGCGGACTATTCGACGTACTGGGTCTAAAATTAGACCCCGGAATCGCATGGGACGCTGTACCCTATACATTTGTCATCGACTGGGTAGCCGATGTCAGTGCTTACTTGCATTCATTTGCACGTAACAACCTCAGTATATTACTTAGCAATGTCCAGTTCTGCCACTCAGTGGCCTGGCATTACGAAGCCGAAGTCGTGATACTCTGCCAATCGAAATCGCCTACCGCCTTCTTTCCTCCACCAACCTGGTGGACTCAGAAGATGAGTAACGAAAATTCGATGGGCACTGCGTATCGACGAACGAAACGCTTCTATGAACGTCGTCTTTCGCATGTGAATGCGAATGACACCGCCCACGTTCTCTCGATCAAGACGCCAACGCTAAGGGAAATCGGTTTATCCGGTTCTCTCTTAGTCAATAAGCGCCTTGGTGGTACCAAGGTCTATCGCGGTAAGCGATAGACCTTAGCTTAGCATCATTCTGGTGCTAAGTAAACTAAAGACAACACAACCCAAATAAAATAGGCTATGTTAACCTCTAATCTTGTCATTACCACTAGTGGTAGTGCCACCAAACCCGGGGCTACGGGAGCGCTTACATTTGCGCTCACGGCGTCCCCATCTGATCGCTCTTTGCGACGTGTAGTCGCGACTGCTTTGACCACCCCTCAAGAGATGACTATTAGTCATGCTCTATCTGGGACAGGGTTTAAGAATCGCGTCCGCACTGTGGTTCGATACGACTTTCGTCGTCTCGATACCGACCCGTCACTTACAGGTGGGATAATTCCCGCCTTTTCGTTCTACGGTGTGCTTGATCGTCCGGTGCAAAGCAACGGATATATCACAGCCGCGCATATGGCCGATGGAATCGGTGGTGTCATTGACGTTTTTACGGTCAGTGGCCAGCTCGCTTCCCTCGAAAATCTCGAACTGTAAGAAGTGATTGTGATCAAGAGATCACGGCCCTTCGTACGGTCGGGAAAGTCTTACCAATACATACAAGTTGACTTACGAGTATGCAAGGTGACTTTGCGCATCAGGTGGATTAGTGGTTTATAGGAACTCGATGAGATTAGCATAGCTAGGACTCCTACCCTTATGGGAAAGAAGAATAGCCTGGACGAAGGTTTTATCCTTCGTCTTATTATTGCTAGCCTCAACGATGTGGCTAGTGCTTCTACATATCCTAACGTCGAGTTGGTTCGCGATACACGAGAAATCGTGCGTCGCTACCGATTTGAGGGCCTCTCGTTCCTAACAAGAACGATGTCCTCCCTTGGCAAAGCTATTGATAAAGCTTTGTCAATTGCGACTCCTCTACGTTGTCCCGGCTTCAAACTGAAGCGGAACACTCAGATTCCCCAATTTCTTGGGTGTCTGATAGAGAGAGTATTCGACGTTGATGGACGGGAACGCAGTGATGCGTCCCCGGAAGCGTTAAAACAGCTGCGTCAAGTTTGTACTTTGTTGCACAAACTTGGTGTGCCGACTACCGAAAAACAAAATGATGAAACCATCACTAAGTTCAAAGACACAGATCGTAATCTACCCCTGCCTGACTCTTCTCCAATTCTTGGAGGAGAGTCATCTCTTGACCGAGACAGAAATGTCCGATTGGGAGGGGCTTGGGGAGATATCAGGTCCGTCTGTCTCGCACATACTACGGTCGACCCCAAGGTTCAATACCTTGGGCGACGATGCGTACTTGCGGGCATACGACTTGACAGAGTTCAATCATGGGCTGGATGGAGTCTTACCAGGCTCCTACAGCCCTCTCTGTTTCGATCTGCCTATGCAGAGTCAGTTATCCGTCATGCGAAGCGACTTGTCGCTCGCGTGGTGGGAACAATTGACCCTAGAGGAGTGTTCAACACTCCTCGTCATGGGCCTGGAGCTGTATCAGGAGGTGAGAGAGGAGCCGAGAAAATGGACTTTACAGTCATTTATTCGGAGCTTGACCGAGTATTCCCTTACGGGGAGTATTTCGTGTTCAATTCCACTCACCATGCTGACCTACTCCAGGAGTCTACCCCGTTTAGTCATCAAAAGACCGGTACTGCGAAAGTAGTACTAGTCCCAAAAGACTCTCGGGGTCCTCGGTTAATATCTGCGGAACCTAAAGAGTATCAATGGATCCAACAAGGTCTCAGACGTGTGCTTGAAAAAGCAATATCTGAGAGCAAGTTCTCGAGTGGCATGGTCAATTTTGTTGACCAGACCATAAACCGAGATCTTGCTCTTGCTGCCTCCAAAGGTGCTCCTTGGGTAACACTAGATATGAAGGATGCTAGTGATCGGGTATCGTGCGCCTTGGTAAGCGCGCTATTCCCCGAACCGTGGTTGACATGCCTTATGGCAAGTCGTTCCACGCACACTAGACTCCCGTCGGGAGAGGTGTTTGAAATGCGAAAGTTCGCTCCTATGGGTAGCAGTTTATGCTTTCCCGTGGAGTCTCTCGTATTTTGGGCTCTCTCTGTTGCAGCTATTCTCCATAAACACCCCGAATTAACCGCTTTTCAGGCGGCTCGTAGGGTGTATGTTTATGGCGACGATCTAATAGTACGTATCGAAGACCATGATACGGTACTACACACACTGCCCCTCTATGGACTTATGTTCAACGAGGCTAAGTGTTGTACGGCAGGCTCCTTTAGGGAGTCTTGCGGATGCGACGCCTTTAAAGGCGTCGATGTCACCCCTCTTAGGATTAAGAGCGTATGGGATCGTCGTATTGGTATGTCCGCGGTGGCGTATGTCGAGCTTCACAACCTCGCCTGCGTCCGCGGTTTATACAACCTTGCTGACTGTATTTATGACGAAGTGTCACAATACTACCGATTCCCGCACTCTGAAAGTGCTGATGTCGGTTATGTCTGCTGGGTTGATGACCGGAAAACGGCAGTTCAACGTAAACTACTCAATAAGCGCTTCAAATATCGTTTCGGATCCCCTAGGGGACGAAATGATTATCAGCGCCATGAGATTCGTTGTTGGACTGTCTGCAGTCGCCCTAATAAGGCCACTGTCCCGGGTTGGTCGGAGATGCTACGTGTAGCATCTTATCGTCCTCCTTCGGCGCCCGTTGGGCCGGAGAAGTTAGTGACGCGACTGGCTCCTGATGGGATCCACTGTGAAAACAGAGGACTGACTCCTACCAAACAAAACTTCGTCAGTTTTGTTCCGGAAGGACCATTGGTTACGGCATACCAGTATGCCTTGCGTGATCAGGCTTTCCTGAAGATCCGCTGGTGCGAAGTCTAATAACTTCCATGGGTAAAACCCAAGTTTAAACCTTGC